GCGCAGTTGGCACAGTAACGGTGGTGACGCCATGAGTTTTACCTATGACGAGCTAAAAACAGCGATTCAAGACTACGCAGAGAACGATGAAACGTCCTTTGTAAACAATCTGCCTGTGTTTATTAGGCAGGCAGAGGAAAGAATCCTTAAAAATGTGCAGTTAAGCCTGTTCAGGAAGAACGTCAGCGGCAATATGACGCAGGCAAACCAATATTTGGCTTGTCCCAGCGACTTTTTGGCACCATTTTCGCTTTCTTTTACAGATGCGAACAGTAACAAGGTATTTTTGGAGTTTAAGGACACCGATTTTGTACAATCATTCAACCCAAACCCGGCGACAACCGGCGATCCGCGGTATTATGCGGTATTTGACGTTGATAATTTTATTGTCGGTCCTACTCCCGACGCTGCAAGAGCCGTTGAGCTACATTATTTCTATAGACCGGCAAGTTTGACCGCTGGTGCGGGAAGTGGCACCACTTGGCTGAGTGAAAACGCTCAAATGGCCATGTTGTACGGCAGCTTGGTAGAAGCGTACATATATATGAAGGGCGAACAAGATGTTATGGCCCATTATGAAAAAAGATTTGCTGAAGCGATGACTGGCATGAAAATGCTGGGTGAAAACAAAGAAGTCACCGATGATTATCGTACAGGTATGCTAGTGAGGCCGAAACAATGAGTTTTCCTGCACTAGATTTAGATTTAAACCCTGATTTCAAAGTGGAAGTACACACCACTCAAAATCGTGGTTTTACACCAGAGGAAATTGCAGAGCGTTGTGCTGATAAAATTATATCAATCAGTGATTCTGCAAACCCTGCAATACAGGCACAAGCACATGCCTTTCGTAAGCACATAGTTAAAGTTTTAGAATTTTATATGCGCGAAGCGATAAAAAGTGATAGAACCACCGTGTACAATGTGATTAAGGATTCTGGGAATCTGGAACTCGCGGAACTAATTAGGAGACTGTAAACATGGCTTTCAGCGGAAACTACATGTGTACATCGTTCAAGAAGGAGCTATTGTACGGTGTCCACGACTTTGATCTCGCCAACGGCGATACATTTAAAATTGCTCTGTACGACAACAATGCGTCGTTTGATGCGGCTACAACCGCATACACCACCTCTAACGAGGTAAGCGGCACAGGGTATAGTGCGGGCGGAGGGGCGTTGACTAACGTTGACCCCACGTCATCTGGAACTACGGCTTTGACCGACTTCCAAGACGAAACTTTCTCCACGGCAACAATTACTGCACGTGGGGCGCTCATATATAATACAACTCCAAACACCACTTCTATTTCGGTAACCAATCCGTCAGTTGTAGTGTTGGACTTCGGCTCGGATAAAACGTCCACCGCAGGTGACTTTACGATTGTTTTTCCAACTGCCGATGCAAGTAACGCCATTATTCGGATAGCGTAATGGCCGATGTTATCGTCCCAATAGGCGGCTGGGGCCGCTCTGGTTGGGGCGAGGGCCCGTGGTCACAGAGTGGGTTACCACAAGCTGCGGGTTCAGTAGGTTCTGTAACGGTCACGGCTGACGCCAATGCACCGGTTACTGGCCTGCAAGCGACTGGAAACGTCGGTAGTGTAACGATAGTTGCCGAAGCCAACGTTGCAGTCACGGGAGTTGCTGGTACAGGCCAAGTAGGCAGTGCTAGTGTAACGGCAGACGCCAATGTAAACGTCACAGGCGTGGCGGCTACAGGCCAAGTCGGTTCGGTTGCCATCACTGGCGATGCGAATGTCCCAGTTACCGGATTAGCCGGAACAGGAGCAGTAGGCTCCGTTACGGTTACCGCAGATGCAAACGTTAACGTTACGGGTGTGTCAGGAACAGGAGCAGTAGGCTCTGTAAGCGTCGTAGCAGGCGCAATTGTACCTGTCACAGGATTAGAGGCCACTGGGTCTGTTGGTTCCGTAACGATAGTTGCAAAAGCCAATGTATTCCCAACAGGTCTTGAAGCTACTGGTGTAGTAGGCACTGCCACGGTTAGTGGTAAGGGCAACGTACCAGTAACAGGCTTGTCTGCGACAGGCACCGTTGGATCAGTTTCGATAAGGACTGGTCAGACTATTAACGTCGGCGGGGTTAGCGGAACAGGTCAAGTAGGAAGTGTCACCGTAGAAAGTGACGCTATAGTAAATGTAATAGGAGTCAGCGCAACAGGTAGTGTTGGTAACGTACTGGTTTACTCAAACATTGTCCCGGATCAAAATCCGGGTTATAGTGAGATTAATGTTAACCAGTCGCCATCATGGTCGGAGGAAGAACCAGCCCAGAGCGCAAATTGGACGCAAATAGCAGCGTGAGGATAAATTAGATGCCAAGTACCTATACAGTTAACCTCGGTATTGAAAAACCGGCTACTGGTGAGCAGTCGGGTACATGGGGCGATACTACAAACGTCAATTTCGACATTCTGGACCAAGCAATCAACGGCGCAGAGCGTGTTACGCTTACTAGCGCGGGTTCATCTGGTTCTCCAAATTCACTTCAAATCACTAACGGTGCGACCTCAGACGGGCGCAATAAGTGGTTAGAGTTTTACAGTTCTAGCGATTTAGGTGGCTCTGCTTATGTGCAGCTTGACCCAAATGACGCTGAAAAAATAGTTTTTGTAAGAAACAGTCTGGCGGGTAGTCAGTCTGTTATTCTTTTCCAAGGCACTTATAACGCTGCGCGAGACCTAGAGGTCCCTGCGGGTGTTGATATGGTGGTCAAGTTTGATGGTGGCGGCGCAAGTGCGGCTACTGTAACTGACGTTTTTACCAAATTACGTGCTACTGAAATCACCACGCCTACTCTTACCGCGGGTACAGCCGACATTAACGGCGGTACTGTTGACGGTGCGGTTATTGGCGGATCAAGTGCTGCTGCGATCACAGGTACTACTGTTACGGCAAACACTAGCCTTAATATTGCTGGTGACGGTGCAACAGTTACGGGCATCAAAGACGAAGACGACATGTCTTCAAACAGCCCGACTAAACTGGCTACGCAGCAAAGTATTAAAGCTTACGTTGACTCACAAGTTGGCACGGTCGATACATGGGCCGAAGTTCTGGCTAATGGAGCTACGTCTGGATCAACTAACCCAGAGGTTACTGCGGGTCAGGCCCTTAAAACTAACACTATTAACGAAACGTCTGCGGGCAGTGGTGTCACAATTGACAGTGTTTTGCTCAAAGATGACGTAGTTAACGCTACTGACATTGAAACAGGCAGCATTTCCGCAAACGACGGTACGGCTTCTGCAACAATTGCTAACAGCACGGGCGTAATGACTATTGCGTCGTCGGTACTGACGACAACTGATATTAATGGTGGTTCAATTGACGGTACAAACATTGGTGCTTCGACACCGGGTACAGGCGCTTTTACCACTTTAAGTAGTACAAGCACTGTAAGTTTTAGCGGTGATTTGACCATTTTAAGTGATGATGCTGGCACTGCATACGGACCAAACTTTACTTTACGTCGAGATTCTGCGTCGCCAGCGGATAATGATTTTGTTGGCCGTATTTTATGGCAAGCCGATAACAGCGCCGGAGAAAACACAAGCTATGCCGCGTTGCACACTCGGCTTTCGGATGTAACAGACGGCACAGAAGATGGGCTGGTTCAGCTTGATGTAATGGTCGGTGGCACTGCTACGAATTTGTTGGACGTAGGTGCAAGCGGAATCGTTATGAATGACGGGAGCGCAGATATTGACTTCCGCGTTGAGTCTAACAGCAACAGCCATATGCTGTTTGTTGATGCTGGGAATGATCGCATAGGTATTAATACCAGCTCCCCCGATAAGCTTCTTCATATCCTAACCTCAACAACTGCGGCAATCACCCCCGTTGTAAAGCTTCAAGGCAACTTCAGCGCTAACGACAGCACCGAAGGTACTTCTATTGACTGGGTGTCGTCTGCTGATGCGACAGCAGTTGGTTCTCGGGTTATTGGCACTCGCGCGGCATCTGGCGCAAATATGGACCTACGGTTTCATACAGGCCGCGATAACTTTGCGATGATAATTGATCAGTCGCAACGCGTCGGCATTGGAGAGGCGTCACCCGACAACCCCTTGCACGTAACAACCTCATCGGCTGGTGACATTCTTACCCTTGAAAGCACTGATGGTGGTACGGGTGTAGGGCCATCAATAAACCTATATAGAAACTCAGGTAGTCCAGCGGCTAATGACTTAGGACCAGCGCTTTATTGGAGAGGTGAAAATTCTATAGGCGGTCAGCACACTTACGCCAATATCTACTCGCAATATACAAATGTCACAGACGGTACCGAAGCGTGTAATCTGATTAGTCAAATTTCTGTTCTTGGCGCACAGCGCTCGGTTCTTAGCCTATTAGCAAGTAGCGCCTCTGTCGTAATAAACGATGAAAGCCAAGACATTGATTTCCGCGTTGAGTCTGATAGTAACACCCATGCACTGTTTGTAGATGCTGGCAATTCAAGAGTCGGCATAAATAATTCAGCACCCGCAACCCCTCT